CGGAGCCCCAGGCAACGACCCAAGACCTATTGGGACTGGCTTATACTTGTCAGGTGTAGGCATTACTAAATTCCCGTATCGTCATATCTATCCACCTAAAGGCCTCCACTAAAAACTCATCCCCTCTGCGGCTTCCGTATCGCTAGAGGAATGGTCAGTCTGGCCTACACCACCACTAGCCCCTGGGTCAAATCCAGTCGTGCCAAAGCCTGGGCGACCACCAAAGTTACCGCTAACGGTTCCGTGTGGGCCAGTTCCGTGTGGGCTAGCAATCCCCTCGCCCTCCTGACCACCAAAGTCGCCGCCACCGCCGCCGCTTTCGTCGATACCCGCAAGCTCCCGCATAAAGCTATTGACCACCCAGTCTCTTGGAATGGACTGGCCTTCTCTAATGCCACTCGTGAAGACGGCATTGCCACTAGTGATCTTCACGCTGTTACCGTCTTTATCTACACCGTAACCACCGTAAAAGTTAACGGGCGTGCCTGTGTATAGGTACGAGGGGTTTTCAGAATCGCTTTCAGGATCACGCCTGAAGAAGTCGCCAATTTGAACGTAGTCTCTCTGCTCCGCTAGATTCGCCTGACCAAGGCTGTTCATAAACTGGTTGTACTCACCCTGAGTAAACCTCATCTCTTCAGGCTGACCACCTTCAACGGGCATTTCCACGGAAGAAGAACCCATACTAACAACGGGCGCGGCGGGGTCGGGAATGGTTGAAACAACAGGCGCGCCAAGGGGTGCAACAACAGGCGCACCAAGAGTTGGAGCAACAGGCGCACCAAGGGGCGGAGCAACAGGGGCGCCAAGAGTCGGACCCGCAGGGGCATTATTAACTAAGGACCCAACGCCAATCGGAACTGGTCTATACCTGAGAGGGGTAGCCATTATAAATCTCCGCGCGGTATCATTAGGTGCTCATCGGCGTTGGTGCCTGCTTGGTAGACTTAGCAGACATATTCAGGAAGGTTAAAACTTCTTGCTCTAGCATGTCGGCAGGGACGATGTCTCGACCAAACTCCCGCCTAAACGCTACTTCAAAGTCCGATACAGTACCATAATTGTCCGCTATTATTTTCATCTCCGCGCCCGTGTACCCCATATCTTCGGCTTTGGGGTCGGCTTCGCCCCCGCTTTCTTCAAAGGCGGTAGGTGGTTCGGAAGCCCCTGGGTCAGCATTATTCCCGCCTACAGTTTCATTAACTGCGCCTACGGGGTCGGACATTCCAGCAGTAGGATCGTTAATGTCCGCATCCACAGCGTCTACGCTTTCCTGACTCGGCCCGCCCAGAGCTTCCGCCATCTTGTCTTCAAAGCTTCTATCGTCCTCCCCCATCAGCGCGTTCATCGCGGCGGCGGCGGCGGTCATCGCACCAGACCCAGGCATCAGGGCTTTTCCAGCATTCGCCATAAATGAAGCAAACCCACCCGCCTCGGTTATACCCCTGGAACGCTCAGTAAACTCGTTAATTGCGTTTTGCGCCGCCGTCGGGCTATGGGAGTGCGCGGCGTCAACCATCGACTGCATCGCCTGATCCCTAGTTTGACCGAGAGCCGCCGCTACACGATCAACCTGATTTATGCCAGTTCCTTGGCGACCTTCACTATACCCGTCAGAATACCCAAAACCGTAGCCACCAAGACCCGTGATCCCCATTTGAGACATGCGCCCTCTATCAAGAGGATCTCCAGAAAAACTTTTGCCTGTAGGGTCACCCATGCCCGTGCCAAAACTTCCCGATCTGCTTCTGTCAGCGGTCGGGGATACGCCTGGAGACGTAGGCCCCATTTCTGATTGGTCCCCTGTCATTGAAGGGGAACTTACACCGTCGCTTTCGTCCGCATCATCAGGAGTAAAAGCCTGCGGCAGACCCGTGAGGGCGTTCATTGGATTGTCGGTCCCCAGCGACTCAAACTGATCTGGTGACATATGCGCCACCATGCTGTCACCGTTAACACCAGCGCCAGCCAGAGACGCAAGCCCACCCATACCCGCCGCACCACCGCCGCTTACCACGCCTTCAACAGCCTGCGCCACTTCACGCGAAACGTCACCAGGAATAACCATTTTCATGCGAGTCTTAGTGGACGACGCACCAGCGCTGTCAGGCATGAATGTCGAGAGTGCGTTATTAACATCACCGCACATCGAGTTGTATTTATCAGGGTGTAGACCCGCGACACCAGCCATCATAAATGTCTTCCACCAAGAGTTCTTTGCAGCGTATTAGAAAGAACGGGTCTCTCGTAAACATTCACCCAGCCGTAGCCGTCATAAGTCTGAAGAACGCCCAGGCTACTATTAAAAATCTGAACGCCTACGTTTGGGTTAACCAGATTGTCACGTTCCGCACTAGTATACGCTTTGGTTGTTTTTCCGTCCAGTATGCGTATCCGACGGTTCTGCTCGTCCGAATCGTTCTGAGATACGTCAACAAAATCTCTAGCCCACTGGTTAACTTGAACGCCTACGTCAGGAAATCTACTCATCTATAACCCCCTTGCGTGATGTCCATCCGTATGTCGCCAAGACGCCAATCGTCCCCAACGCCGTTGTTGGATATTTTCAACGACACCTGCCTAGCCTGCACACGGTAGTCGAGCTTTGACGTGGTTTCCGTAACCTGCCGACTAGTTTCGGTGGTCTGCGTAGCCACAGGATACCTGCGATGCCTGACCTGAAAGAATACTGAACCGCCAGAAGACAACGTAACGTCAGGAACGATACGCCTAAGCTCCAGGACGCGCTCACCGTCTTCTAAGTCAAACGGTGCGCTGGTGATGGACCCTGAAAAAACTGCACCGTTGGCGTCCACGCCGTTTTCATGCGAGTACAAGAACGTGTCGGTGCCCGCCATATAAGGCTCGTCGTACACGCCCCTGTCGATCATCGCGCTGCGATCGAACGTACCCACAGACCACACGTTCTCCACGTAGTTGTAGGTTACGTAACGGTCGCACTCGTCAGAATCATGCGGGTAGAGCCACCATATTTCATTGAACATAGAATTATGGGACGCATAAACTTTCTCACGCTGGGCGGCGTCAATGTTGTCAAAAATGTGATCCTGAACTGGGCACGGAATAACCTGTGGCTGACCACCACCATACATATAAAACTGTTGGTTGGACGCCATCCAGTAGGCGCGACCGTCAACAATCGCCGCCGCGTTAGGACCCACTAAACCGCATGACGTACCCGCAAGCTGAAACTCGTGGACAAAGTCAATGTCACCAATGTGCCTTACCGTGTACAGCGAGTGATCGGTCCATATTAGATTGACCAACCTAGTAGATTTACCCGCAACAATAAGATTGCCCTCGGCCAAGACGACGTCGCCCGCTAGGTTAGTCGCCGTAGTCACGTAGCTAGTAGAGTCTTCCTGATCCGAAAACATAACCCGCATCGGGTTGTACGTTCCCGTTGTCCCAGTGGCGTCCATGTCTGTGCCAAGCAAAAACACGTGCCTCTGCGGGCTAACAAACATAGACCCTATGCTGGTGGGCGCGGTAGTCACACGCGCGGCCACGGCAGTCGTGGACAGAGACCATTGGTACAGGCCTTGATAACGAGGCACCAGCAGCAGGTTCTCGCCAAAGTTCGCGGCACTCGTCGTGCGCGCCTGCAAGTCACTAGCGGATCTCGCTGTCGACCACGTAGAGCTACCCCACGTACCCGTTCCCCAGCCCAGTCCAGGGACACCGTCCTCGCGCCCCGTGGTTAGCTCATAGATAAATGTAACGCTAGCACCGCCGCCCGTTGCCGTACTCGACGCAGCAGAACCAGCCGTTATGACGTAAGCGTTCGCGCTAGTCACGCTGGTAACGGTGAACGTAGCGTCTAGGTCAAGACCACCTACGGCGTCTCCTGAAGCGAAGGTTACGTAGTCACCCTTGGCCACGCCGTGAGCGGTGTGGGCCACCGTCACAGCAGTAGATTCGTTAGCGGTGGTGAACGGGTCTGACCCAAGGGAACCGCTTGATCTAACAGGCGTAATGTCAAAAATAGACCCGCCTGTGAAAACGTAGTTCTTAACGTGCGTGTTTAAACTTAGGTACTTAATCGAACTATTGTCACGCCACGCATGCATGCCGCGCACCGTGCCCGTAAACGTATCATCGGTGATCTTAACAAAACCACCAATTTTCTGTGGTCTGGCTCGACGAAACCGCACGTGGTCGCCGTCGGTCCACGTACCCTCTTGAGAATACTCCGTATCGTCTTTGACGATCCCAGGTCTAAATGGTACGCGGCGCATAACCATGGCTAGTACACAATCGACGTTATGTGGAAAACCATTCCAGCCGAAAGAGCCTGACTGTAGCCAGCGTAGACTACGGCGCTGCCTTTAAGTTCCCAAGGCTCCGCTTCGGATATCGGCCTAGCTGGATCGTTATTCCAACAGAACTCAATAGGGATCGGCGCACTGGACGCGGACACAGTGTTGGCCGCAATGGTCTTGCTTAGCGCTAATCGCAACGTCGACCCACCGTCCGTCGACACCCAGATGTACAGCACCCCAGCCGTGCAGGTGGCACGGGGAATTGCCCAGATTTTGGTCACACGGTTGCCTTCAGCGTTGGCTGTCAGGATCGTAACGGTGTTGTCTGGACTGTCATCGTTAAGGCTGGCCGTCGCCGCCGTCGTGACGCCGTAACCGTGAGCATGTGTTTGGGGATAAGCCGCAGCAGTTGTCTTAGCCATTCATCCACTCCAAGGTGAGCGTCTGCATGCCGATAGCCGCTATGGTTGTTCCCGCAAGCAGACCACCAATAAGGATTTCAACAAACGGAATAACTGGAACTTTGCCCACGCTGTAGTACAGCTTATGCTCCACCACCCAACACAAAGGACCCACCGCAAACAGCGCCACGCAAGGCAGGGCAAACCAGGGGTTGGCGAAGTAGAAGCACAAGGCTGGTATCAAGAACTGCCCGAAGCGCATGTAGAGACCAACGAGGTCACGGGTAAAGGAAGACTTACGCTTCCACAACAGATCCCGCAGTCTGTGGCCCGTTTCATTGTCGGGGTTCTCGTTACGACCCAGATCCATCTGACGACCCCAGCCATCAGCCTGCGCGCCGAATAAGGCAATAAAGCCAAACAGCAGACCTAGAATTACAGGCAGTTCGAGAGACGGCACCGCTAGCGCAAAAGCAGAAACCATAAACAGCGGAACAGCTAGGAGGGCTAGCCAGCGGGTCTTACCCAGCCACCCCCATGACTGCTGTTTAAACATGCTACCACCACGGTAAACCCATGCCCAGATTAGGTTTAGTGATAGGATGGTTGTTAGCATTAGTTACCCTTTCTTTATTTAGTAAAAGGAACATCTAAGTACCGTACATCATCGCCACCCTCGTCATATATTACACAAAAATTTTCTGCACTTGATGATCCTAGTAGAACATCGCGGACGCGAGATGAATTAGGAACTGTCACATCAGCGGCTTTCTGTGGAAGATCCGCCGCAACGGAGCGAGTTATTTGGAATGTGCTCCAATTAAAATTAAAAGGAATAAAAAAGATTGCCCCACCATCCGTCGCGGACTGATGAATGTACCTTCCCCAGTAAGTTTCATCATCATAATCTATTTCAATCATTCTAGAGTTATCATACCTAACGCCCATATGTGTACCGGCGGTCAACATAGTACCAACGTCAAGCAGGATGCTGCCATTAGTAGTTACACCTGCAAAAAAACCAAGCTGGTGACCTCCTTGATCTGCTGGTCCAGATAATGACGGATTGAACAATGTTCCTAGAAAACGACCTCGCTCTATGTCATTTTTGTTTATTAAGGAAACACCTATCCCCCCTCCACTGTTAAAAGAGCCATCTGTCTGGGTTTCAACGCTACTCGAGGCAGACGATAG